TTGAAAATTGGCGGAAGTATTTAACTGAATTTAATCCTACTGGAAGGCAGGAAGGAGAAATCTACATTAAATCCTTACCTCTTGACAACCCAGATCTTGAAGCTTACAAAAGAGCAGTTGGTCAAGATATTCGTGGCGTAGCAAAGGTATTTGATGTACAGGACGGAGAGATTAAGATGGAATACATTGTTCCATATAGTAATTCTAAGGGTATTTATGATATTGATAACGATGCTCGATTTGAAGCAATCTCATGTGCTGGTCACGGGGAAGAATGTCTATCTCACAAATTATCCGACGAACAATATGATTTAGCCATAGAGTTTCTTACTGATCTTAATTCTGTTGCTGATTTTATTGGTGTAAAGCCTGAGTTTCTCGATACTAATCCAGCTAATTATGGTTTTGTTAATAGAAACGGTAGAGATGAGTTGGTCATATTTGATCTCGGAGGTGGAGAATGAAACTAATACTTGAAAATTGGCGCCAATACCTCAAAGAAGGTTCTGATTATGATTGGGATTCTTTTGGCTTTTCTGATGAAGAGATAGGAGAATTGGTCGGCTCTTTAAAAACTTTTGGGACCGATATGAAAAGAACCTACGGGGCACAAGCGGACAGACTGGATCTTCGCCACCCACGCTCTGCACCAGAGGAAGGCTGGGCCACACTAGGCCGAGGTGAATTTGAGTACGCGGAGCAATAAGAATGGAACTCTTAATGGAAAATTGGCGAGGGTATTTGAAAGAGAGCGAGGGGCTGAACTTGAACTGGGAAAGCCCTAACTTTAAACACGAATGGAACGAAGCTCGGGGATATCCAGAGCTTTCTGTACTTGGCTATGATACTTGGATAGAAATTGCCGAAAGTGGACGAGAAGTGGACATCACCCTAGACTTATTAGGGCAGATAGAGAACACAACAGCGCCTTCACCAGATGTTGCACAAGAGGAATGGAAGAACTTAGAGCCAGCCAGCAAACAGAGGTTTCTCGATGCGCTGAAAAGTGGTGTCATTGAAATGCCCATAGTTGTAAAAATTGATGGCAAGTATAATCTACTTGGAGGCAATCACCGACTTACTGGATTGGTGGCGAGGAATATTTTTCCCATTGTGGTGTGGCTAATTGATGTCGATAGACTGGGGTATGCTGAATGAAACTCTTAATGGAAAATTGGCGAAGGTTTATAAACGAGGGCGAAATGCTGTCTTTGAAAATAGGCGGCAAACAACTCCGAGTAGAGGTAGCCGCCAGTGACGAAAAGAGGCAGAATGGACTAATGTTCCGCGAGGGCCTAGAGCAAAACACCGGTATGTTGTTTATTTTTGAAGACTCCGTGCCAAGATCTTTTTGGATGAAAAATACGAGTATTCCGCTATCCATAGCTTATCTTGGCGAATCTCAAAGAATCCTTAATATTGAAGACATGAGGCCGCATGATTTGAACAAAACTCCATCCCGCGGACCCGCCAAATATGTTATAGAGGCAAATAAAGGTTGGTTCGAGGAAAACAACATTAGTCCTGGCGATCTGGTCGAGGGTCTTCCGTTATGAAGTTATTGCATGAAAATTGGCGAAGATTTTTAACAGAATCTCCTCCTGGATCCGAATTCAGTCCAGAGCAGATAGATCAGTGGTATATCGAAGAACCGCCAGAAGAACAGGAAGAAAGATCGCCCTCCGAAGAACCCGTTTCTGCAGAACAAGCCGCGTGGGGCAGAGAATTCTTTAAGCAAGAGATATACAAAAATCCCAACAACAATAACTAAATTAGAAAAAATGGGGAGGCTTATAGATAAGACATGAAAGAACTTATGGAAAATTGGCGAAGCTTTATTGATGAGGTGGCTGCGAAAAAGCCGCTTTTGAATGAACAGCTTAGGCCCCGCCGCTGGAGATCGAGACAGCCGGCCGAAGAATTTGAACAGTACGGCTTCCCATATGATCCCGAAGAACTCATGGCGGTGATCCCGCCCGACGGAAATTATCGAGAACAATTTCAAGATCATGCGGATGCTCCAAAGAGGGAAGAGTACCGCCGCGGCCGCCGCGGCAACATGCTATATCTTTGGGATCTAGACGGATTCATATCCGATGCCCTAAGTTCCGCGCGCACATCAGCCACCCAGCGTCCGGACGCGCCAACTCCAGAAGATTTTGGTGATCACGGTCAATATCTTCGCGCACTTGATCGATATGTATTTGAAGATCCTCAGCTTAGTCAGCTACTTTCGAGCCAAGAGCAGACAGTTGAGCAAGAAGCGGATAGACAAACTCGCCGAGATCGACGCATATCGCGCATAAGAGACCGCCGCCATGAGCGCTCGCTGCAGGAAGCCGGCATATCGCCAGAAGAGTATTATGCGTACTGGTCGCCTCTGCATGATCAGGAACCAGCTGGCTCCCGCGCCATGATCTCTCGAAGCTTGCCATATCCGTCGAACTTCCGCGAAATCTTAGACGAGACAGAGGCCGGCATGAGCGATCAGCAACTTGCTATGCGATACGCTGACGATAATCCGTCTTGGGCTGGCAGATCTTCGCCCACACCCGCGCAACCCGACCCACCGCCGCCCTCCGGCCGCCTTTTGCCGCAGGAGGACACAGAAGGAATGCCAGAAGCTGAAGGGCCTTTTTATGACCGCCCCGGGCCCCCCGAGTTGCGTCGATACCCCGGAGATCCCCTCGACATCGATGCGGACGACGACTACTATAGTATTGATCCTGCCGATCTTACAGTACCTCCTCTTACCGCACCGCTCGGTCATCCCGCGCCACCCCCACCCCCAGCAGAGCCGCTGAGCCGAAGCCAACGCCGCACCAATCGTATCAAAGATCGCCAACACCACCGAGCCCTGGCCGCGGCAAATATAACACCAGATGACTATTATGCATATTGGTCTCCCGAGCACGATCAGGATCCGCTCGGATCCCGTGCTATGCAGTCTCGGAACTTGCCATACCCATCCAATATTTACGACATCTTGGGAGAGCATGAAACGGACATGTCAGAGGACGAACTCGCCATACGATATGATCCTGATAATCCAACTTGGGCCGGCCGCCAAGCGAACACTCCCGTTGAACCTCCATATGATCCGTGGGCGCCCATAGAATCAGAAACCCCTGTCGGGAGTACGGCAACAGAGGTCGCAGGCACGGAATGGGTTGGTGCACCGTCGAACACCCCCGGCGCTCTTCCGCCAGATCAGACAGGCGCGCGCATGGGCTGGGACACTGTCCCGCCTAGGTTACGCCCTGGAGGTGAGTGGGGCCCCGAGCACTTTGCAACTATAAGTGATTATCTGGATGTCCTACAACTCTTTGGCGTTTATTATGAAGAGGATTTTCGGAGTCGCACCGCCACCGAGGAAGATGGCTCGGTCTGGCGCCATTCACCCATCGCGCGGCCAGCCGCCAAGAGCATCGAAAGTTTCTATCCGTCCGGCGGGATCGATGAAGAATTTTTAATAGCAAACTATAATCTTTTTGGAGGTGGGCCCCACGGCGTGGCTCAGGGCGCCCCGGACGAGGAGATACCACCGTGGTACGACCGCGACCAGGAGTTCGATCACCAATATTCGATTGACCCAGGAAGCCTTTATGTTAGCGACTGGGAAAGCGAGCGCTTTAGGTCCCTCACTTCTACCACTCGCGACGGCGATCATATCCCCGGCCGCATCGAAGCAGCATATGGTACTGACTGGCAATACGATCCAGATCGCCCATTCGATACGGGCCCTTGGAGATGGGAGCCAGATCCGACTTCTGATGAGCCGCGCGCAGGCCAATGGGTACCCCGAGGGTTTTATGGCAACGAATTTGAGTACGACAGGTCAACGGACATCTTCGAACGCACCGCCGGCACCGCCGCTGCTCCGGGCTTAATCGAAGACCAGCTGATGACACATAGCCCACCACCACCATTCCGCGGAGAGGACCCTTACTATGACTGGAGAGAGGACTTAGAACCCCACGAACATGTGCCCTCACACCTACAGCCGACACAGGTACCCAGGTCAGCTGAGCGCCTTCCATCGGACTTAGACGATCCACAAACGCCCACTGCACCCGATGCAGGCCTCCCGGCGCTGCACTATATTACTCCGGAAGAGGAGCGGCAAGCACGGGCCCAAGAAAGAGATATTCGCCAAGCCAAGCGCCGCCAACCTAGGCTCCGTCGCCGAGCAGAAAGGATCGGATCCCGAGCCCAGCGCGCCCAAGATGCGCTTGAACAAAACACGACCACTCTCTATGGCCAGGAGCTTGACGATCTGCGGATCACGCCCGTACCGAACCTCGACCCGGCCGACTATGCTGATCCAGATCCTGCCGAGGGAACCGAATGGCATCCTAGCAACTTTGAAACTCCCGACGATTATTATGACGCCATTGACCAAGGTTATATAGATGGGAGACTTCCGGTCGAGCTGCGCGATCGCGTTTCCCCCTCAGTACTCCGGCCCGGCGACCCCTCTGCGGAGCTTAATGAACTCAAAAACTTCTTAAATAAATGGGAGAGTTTTTCAAACAGAAGCATAATCCAGGAAAAAATAAGCCCCAAAGATGTTGATACTTCCAGCTTTGTAATCAATAAAGAGCTAGAGCCGAATATATGGACAAACGAACAGCAACTGCATCCGAGAGTAAGAAGAAAGTTATTAAACATTGTTGAACGCTTTTGGCGATCTTTGGACTTTTTAGATTTGCGCATTAATGATATTATATTTACTGGCTCACTAGCAAATTATAATTGGTCTAAATATTCTGATGTAGATTTGCATATTTTGGTAGATCTTAGTCTTTTGCCTGGCGAAATAGATGTAGCAGAATCACTCATGACGGCGAAAAGAATCAACTGGAACAAGAAGCATAATATTGAAATATATGGATACGAGGTGGAAATATATATACACGATTACAAGCAGCCGGCGCCTACTGCTGCCGGCATGTATTCTGTTTTAAAAGATCAGTGGAAGAGTAGACCGTACAAAGAAGATCTTACAATTGATGACGATAATATCAAATTTAAAGCCGCACACCTGATGAGCGAAATAGACAAGATAGAGAAGTCCTATGAGGATGGGGAATATAAGCAGGTGCACTCGGACACGGAAAGACTGAAAGAGAAGATTAGTAAATTTAGAAAATGTGGTCTAGAGCAAGATGGCGAGTACTCGTCGGAAAACTTAGCGTTTAAAGCTCTGAGGAGGAACGGCTATTTACAAAAGCTTTCTAAACTTAGAACGGATTCGTACGATAAAATGATGTCTTTGTGGTAATTTTGCTTGACACAAAGGGCAATAACGGTTAATATATATAGATATAAGCAACAAGGCAAGGGAGCATACATGGGGCAAGCTATAGCTGCAGATTTTTCTAAATTTGGCAAGTCATTTCAAGAAGGATTATCACAGCTTATTCTACAGGATCGGCCGTTTGCCGATCAGATTTGCGAAGTGTTGGACATAAATTATTTTGAACTAAAATACTTGCAGGTCTTTGTAGAGAAAATAATCGCCTATAAAGACAGATATAATGTTCATCCAACTCTCAAGACGATGACGACGATTTTGAGGACAGATTTGGAGGAACACAATGAAGCCACGCGCCGCCAAGTAAGGGACTATTTTGCCCGAATTTATGCTGATGAGGCAACTGACGGCGCCGAATATATAAAAGAAACTGCATTGGATTTTTGTAGAAAGCAAAACCTCAAAGGGGCAATGATTAAGTGTGTGCCCCTTTTAGAAGAGTCCTCCTTTGATGAAATTGCCACCATAATTAACCAGTCCCTGAATCTTGGCGTAGCGAATGACTTTGGACACGATTATCTTAAAGATTTTGAATCTAGATTTGAGATTAAGGCCAGGAATGCCATATCCACTGGTTGGGACGAGATAGATAACATATGCAAAGCTGGCCTAGGCCGCGGCGAGCTTGGTGTCGTTATTGCGCCCACGGGCGCCGGTAAGTCGATGGTATTGACTCATTTGGGCGCCCATGCTGTTTCTACGGGAAAAACCGTTGTACATTATACGCTGGAGCTATCTGAACAAAGCATAGGAAATAGGTATGATAGTTGCATAACTGGTGTATCTTTGGGCAGCTTATTTTCATTTAAAGAAATGATTTATGAAAAAGTACAAGATATAAAAGGTCAACTAATTATTAAAGAGTATCCGACGAAGTCGGCCAGTGCAAAAACTTTGCTAAATCACTTACAGAAACTGGCCCAAAGAGATATAAAAGTAGATATGATAATAGTTGATTATGCTGATCTTTTGCGCCCTTCTTCCACTCATAAGGAGAGAAGACACGATTTGCAATCTATTTATGAGGATCTCCGAGCGATCGCTCAAGAGAGCCAGTGTCCTATCTGGACGGCCTCTCAGACGAATCGTTCGGGACTTAATGCAGAGGTGATCACAATGGAAGCAATCAGTGAAGCCTTCAGCAAGTGTTTTGTAGCAGATTTTATAGTTTCCCTATCGAGAACCGTCGAAGACAAAAACAACAATACTGGTCGGGTTTTCGTAGCAAAAAATCGATTCGGTCCGGACGGTATAGTGTATCCGATTTTTATGGATCCGTCGCGAGTAAAAATTAAAGTTTTGCCATCTACTGGAGAAACTCCAGGCGAAATTGCGGCAAACTCTGCTAAGGAGCAATCTGAACTGTTGAAAGAAAAATATAAAAAATTTAGAAAAGAACAAAAGGGGTAAAAATGTATAGTGAAAAAGAAGTAAGGCGCGCCACATTAGAATATTTTGATAACGATGAGCTGGCCACTAATGTGTGGATGACTAAGTATGCCTTAAAAGACAAAGAAGGTAAGTACCAAGAAAAAACCCCAGATGACATGCACCGTCGCCTTGCTTCCGAATTTGCTAGAGTAGAACACACATTTAATAGTGAGCGCGCCCTCTCTGAAGAAAAGATTTACGAATATCTTAAAAACTTTAGGTATATTGTGCCTCAAGGCTCCCCAATGATGGGTATAGGAAATAATTATGTCAATGTATCATTATCAAATTGTGTGGTGGTGGAATCCCCTGCAGACAACATCTCTTCTATTGTTGACTCCGGAAAAAATCTTGCTAATCTATTTAAGCGTCGTTGTGGCGTCGGTGTTGACATTAGCGATCTGCGCCCAGAAGGAACACCAGTAAACAATTCTGCCGGCACTACGACCGGAGCATGGTCGTTCGCAGATCTCTATTCTTATATTTGCAGAATGATTGGACAAAATGGCCGCCGCGGCGCGTTGATGATTACAATGGATGTACGACATCCAGATATTGAAAAGTTTATAACAATGAAGCATGATTTGACGAAAGTTACCGGCGCAAACATTTCGGTTAAAATAAGCGACAACTTTATGAAAGCCGTCGAAAACGGAAAGCCGTTCACATTACAGTTTCCAGTTGATTCTGAACAGCCGACACATACTGTAGAAATCAATGCAAAGCGTCTGTGGGCCGCTATTGTAGAGTCTGCAACAAAAACCGCCGAGCCGGGCCTTCTAATGTGGGATAATATAACAAAGGCTCTACCGGCCGAAGAATATGCTGATAAAGGATTCAAAACGGTGACTACAAATCCTTGCGGCGAGATCCCTCTCTCGGCCCACGATAGCTGCCGACTTATTTCTATCAATCTTAAGAGTTTTGTTAAAAACAAATTTGAGAAAGCCGCGAAATTTGATTTTGCAAAGTTTTCCGAAGTCGCCGCAATGGCGATGCGCTTATCGGACGATCTAGTAGAACTTGAGTTGGAAAAATTAGAGAAAATAATCGACGCATGCGACACGCCAGACGAAAAGGAGTTGTGGAATAAACTAAAAACAGCCTGCGGCTTAGGCCGCAGAACCGGTTTGGGTACCCATGGCCTAGCGGACGCAATCGCTTGCCTTAACTTGAGATACGATTCCAAGGAGGCGAACAAAACAATCGGGAAAATATATAAAACTTTAAGAAACGCTGCTTATTTAGAGAGCGCCAGATTGGCGGAAGAGCGAGGCTCCTTTGAAGTGTTTGACTGGGAAAAGGAGGGCGAAAATGAATTTATTAAGAATTTGCCACAAAATATACGAACACTTATGAGCCAAGTAGGTAGAAGAAACATATCCATCCTCACCAATGCTCCCACAGGCTCAGTATCAATCTTGTCACAAACTAGCTCTGGACTGGAGCCAGTGTTTAGAAATAAATATATACGGCGCCGCAAATTGTCCCACAACGAAACAGATGTTGAAGCAGACTATACAGACGAACTTGGCGATCGATGGATGGAATATGCAATATTCCATCACAACATCCGACAGTGGATGGAGAAAAGTGGCAAAGATGACTTACCAGATTTTTTCGTAGAAAGCGATCAGATTGACTGGCTGCAGCGTATAGAAGTTCAGGCCACAATACAGAAATATATTGATCACTCAATCAGTTCTACAATTAACTTGCCAAAAGAAACAGATCCTGCCGTAGTTTCGAAGTTATATTTTGAGGGTTGGCGCCGTGGACTCAAAGGAGTGACTGTATATGTTGACGGCTCTAGGTCTGGCGTTCTGATCACGGACCCCACAGAAGAGGAAAACTTCCCCGATCATCGAGCACCCAAGCGGCCAAAGGAACTAGAGTGCAGAATTCATCATACAACTATCAAGGGCGAGAAGTGGACTATATTGGTTGGATTGCTGTATGGCAAGCCATATGAGGTAATGGGTGGCTTAGCTAATTATGTTGAGATTCCTAAGAAATACACTGAGGGCGCCCTAATTAAACATCCTCGTAAAACAATGAATTCGGTGTACGATCTTCGCTTTGGCGAGAATGGCGATGAGATTGTAGTTAAAGATATAGTTAAAGTATTCGACAACCCAAACCATTCTGCGTTTACAAGAATGATTTCTTTAGGGCTTCGCCACGGAGCGTCTGTTCAGTATGTTGTAGAACAAATGCAAAAGGACCGTGATAGTGATATGTTTTCTTTTGCAAAATGTGTTGCTCGCGTATTAAAAAATTATATTAAGGATGGTACAATGCCTGATGATAAGACATGTTCGTCGTGCAGCGAAGAGTCGCTGGTATATGTCGACGGCTGCGTGTCCTGTACCGCATGCGGCTATTCGAAGTGTAGTTGAGAGGAAACAAATGGGTAATAAAAATGTTATATACACACCAGTAAACCGACATTTGATAATTAGGCTGCTTGAACAGCCGAAGATAGAAAAGCAGACCGATCAAGGTATTTTATTACCTGATGATTTTAAGCCTCAGCAGTCCGAGTATGCGATTGTAGAAGTGGTAGGGTGTGCTGACGATGTGAAATTAAGCTGTGACCGCAACACGCGGGCTCTCGTCGAGCGCCATATGATTAAGGCTATAGAGTACGACGAAGAAATAATACACATGGTTTTAGAAAACTATGTCCTTTGTCTAATGACTCATGAATGAAAGAGCATTTATACAAATATAAAAAGATTACACTGGGTGCAACACCGTCGGCAGTCGATTACGCGTACAAAAATAAAATACCGATATTTTTTATAAAAAGAAAGGAACCCCTTCCGCTTTTATCCTTCGTGTTCGAAAGTGAAAGTCTAAACAAATATAGAGAGAAGCTGTACTTGTTATCGCTGTCGGGCAATGTCCCGCTTTACAACAATATCGAATCAATGAGAATAGAAGACAATAATTTAACTGTTGCGACAAAAGACTCCAGAGTTCTTAACATAGAATTTGAAGAGGCCGCAATATTTGATGAAGATGGGCTTTCTGGTTTGGGCATACCGGAAACAGCAGACCAGCCGCTGTATGTCGTGTTAGACTGGTTCAATGTTAGATCTGGCATGTGCCATAAGCACCAACAGATAGAGTCTGGGGCAAACTTTGTTAAATATATACAATTTTATCCTTCTGAAAGGATCGACGGCAATCACGACAAAAAAGATTTGGTAGCTGTAAGTGTGCTCGCCGAAGAACAACTGCATGACATTGAATATTCTGAAATATATGCGAAATTTAAGGTTTTACACCACATGCGAGAAGCGGGAATCTACGGAGCTAGAAATGGCTTAGCTCCATCTGGAAGCCCCAAGTATCATCAACTAAAAATTGAATCTGACAGCCGCGACATAAGAAAAATAACGAGACCAGTCTATAAAAATACAGAACACTTAAAGTTTAAACACGCTATATCAGAATGGAACAAGGTAAACAAGACATAAAATCATTTCATCTGTCTGGGATCATCCCCGTCGCCGGCCCACCTTTGGATTTTAACTTTCCGTGGCACGACTCATTGATGCCGATAGCTCCGAGTTACTTGGCGATTCATCACGCTGTTATGGAGTGTGCATGGGCTGGCTGCGAAACAATATGGATTGTCTGTCACTATGACATGCAGCCGCTAATCAGACATCAGGTTGGGGAATATGTTCAAGATCCTGTTTGGTATTATAGACAACATGATCGATATCCGTCCGAGAGCAGGAAGCCGATCCCGATCTATTATGTGCCAATACACCCAAAGGATCGTGATAAGCGCGACTGCCTAGGCTGGAGCGTGCTTTATGGCGCCAATACGGCATACTGGATCAGTAAAAGGTTGAGCAAATGGACCGTACCAGATAGATATTATGCCGCATTTCCATATGGGATATATAATAATGAAATCTTAAGAGAACATCGAAAGAAAATATCCTCGAAGAAAAAGTTTATTTTGAGACATGAAGATAAGTATATAAAAGATGGATTGCCAATAGGGTTCACCTTTGACGCAGAAGACTTCAAAAGGATAAGGAAAGAGCTAAGAAGTAGCGCCACTGGCATGAGACCAAAAAATAGCGATTATGGTTCTGCCCCTTTGCCAATCGAAAAAAGATGGTCTGCCCGGCACTTTCCCCTTGACAAAGTATATGAATCCGTTATAATAGAAGAGGATACAAAGACTGTCGAGCTAGAGTGGTTCTACGATATAAGCACATGGGAGGGGTATTGCGACTTTCTCTCATCACCCCAGAGCCGATACTTGTCTGCGCCATATGATAAGATATTAAAATATAACGAATTTAATCCAATTGGAGAAGACCTTGAATAAAAATAAAAAACCTTCCATTCCCTTTGTGGGCTTACACGCACATTCCGTTGCCGGCTCTATATTCGACGCGATTGGATATCCGCCGGAACACATGGACTTTGCATATGAAAATGGGTGTGATGCCCTGGCCCTAACGGATCATGGCAATATGAATGGATTGCCATATCAGGTTATACATGCCAAGAAAATGCAGTCAGCCGGAAAACAATTCAAGCCAATTTATGGAGTGGAAGCATATTTTATTCCCTCGCTTAAAGAGTGGCACGAAGAATATAACCGGGCCATGGAAGACAAGAAGCGGGCCCGCGCAGTAGCTAAATCAGATCAATCGGGAGCGACAATTGAAGACGAAACAGCTAGCAAGCGAACCCAAGATATTTTAAAGCGGCGCCGGCACTTGGTCTTATTGGCGCAGAATCAAAAGGGACTCAACAATCTATTTAGATTAGTGTCGGAGAGCTATAAGGCAGAAAACTTCTACCGCTATCCGCGTATTGATTTCGATCTTCTTGAAAAATATAATGAAGGAGTCATCGCGGCCTCTGCATGTTTGGGAGGAGTATACGCAGGAAGTTACTGGGAAGCTAGCACATACGATGAAGAAGGTAAGCATGCGGGGGTAGATGCTCCATCCGCGCTAGCTTCCATGCGAGAGACCACTCGTCGAATGATTGAGATTTTCGGCGATAGATGGTATGCAGAAATTCAATGGAATAATATTAAACAACAGCACGAGCTTAACCAATTGGTAATACAGGTTGCCGACGAGTTTGGAGTAGAGATAGTCACCACGGCCGACAGTCACTACCCAAATCCGGACGCATGGAAAGATCGCGAGCTTTACACGCGACTCGGTTGGCTAGGGAAAGGGGGTCTGCCGGAGTATATGGGTTCTGAGCTGCCTGTTGGAGTGGAGGAGGTTGGATATGAGCTTTATCCAAAAAACGGAGATCAGATGTGGGAAAGCTACAAAAGATACTGCAAAGAGTGTGGCTTTGAATATGACGATGAACTTGTTCTTCGCTCAATTACCAATACGCATAAAATAGCTCATGAGCGGATTGAGCAGTTCACCCCAGATAATACGGTTAGGCTGCCAGATTTCGTTGTACCCGCAGGCCTAACAGACACACAGGCACTCGTTAAATTAAGCGCAGATGGACTAAACGAACTTGGATTGTTCGACAACGAGGAATATAGGATCAGGCTGAGGGATGAATTAAAGGTTATCGACGATAGGGGATTTAGTAAATACTTTTTGACCATGAAAGCTATATCGGATAAAGCCGCTAGTTCTATGTTAACAGGCCCGGGCCGCGGATCGGCTGCGGGATCTCTGGTGGCGTATGCCTTGGGTATCACACAAGTCGACCCAATCAAGTATGGCTTATTGTTTTCTCGATTTCTTCGATCCGACGCTACGGATTATCCAGATATCGACTATGATGTTGCGGAACCTATGGAGCTTAAAGAGGCTCTCATTAAAGAGTGGGGCGACGATATGGTCGTGCCAATATCAAACTGGAATACACTGCAATTGAGATCTCTAGTAAAAGATATTTCTAAGTTTTATGGAATTCCGTTTACAGAGGTTAATCAGGTTACGGGCAAAATGATCTACGAGGCTACGCCGGCAGCAAAAAAGAAGCACGGCATTAAGGCAGGAGTATATGTGCCCACCTTTGAAGAGGTGAAGGAATTTAGCGAAAGTTTACAATCTTTCCTTAGAAAATATCCGCAGATCGCCAATCATATCGATATCCTCTATGGTCAGGTTCGCTCTTGTTCTAGGCACGCCGGCGGCGTAGTGGTCGGCGAAAACCTTGATCAATACATGCCGCTGATCAACTCTGGGGGAGTCAGGCAGACTCCATGGAGCGAGGGCCAAAATGTTCGCCATCTAGAGCCCATGGGATTTATTAAATTTGATATCCTTGGTCTTTCGACATTGAGGATGATCGAGGGTTGCATCGAGCATATCCTTCGCCGGCACCACGGCATCGAGAGCCCAACATATAGTCATATTAGAGACTATTATATCCAGCATTTGCACCCGGATTCTATAAACTTAGAAGATCAAGAGGTTTACGCAAGCATATTCCACAAAGGAAAGTGGGCTGGCATATTTCAGTTTACAGAGACGGGCGCCCAAGAGTTTTGTAAATTGGCCAAACCAACTAGTTTAATCGATTTATCTGCCATCACTTCCATATACCGACCCGGCCCATTGAGTGCTGATGTAGACGATCAGTATGTAGAGGCAAAAGAAAATCCGCAATACATTAAATATCTGCACCCCATTGTACAAGAGGTCACAGAAGACACCTATGGTTTCTTGATTTTCCAGGAACAGATTGCGATTTTGGCACATAAGCTTGGAAAAGATGTTACCCTCGATGAAGGTAACAAACTGCGCAAGCTTCTGACAAAGAAGGGCACCGGTAAGGGCGCCACCGAAAAGGAAAAGATTTATAAGAAGTTTATTACCGGCTGTATCGAAAAAGAAATCCACCGCGTAGATGCGCAAAAGCTCTGGGATACTTTTGAATACTTTTCGGGCTACGGATTTAACAAATCGCATGCAGTTTCTTATTCCATTTTAAGCTATCAATGTGCATGGCTGTGTCATTATTACACGCCCGAGTGGGTTGCCGCGTTTCTAGACAAAGAGCCGGAACGCCGAAAAGAGCGCGCTATAAATATTGCTAAGAGCATGGGATTTGAAATAAGATCTCTAGACCTCAACACCTCCGGACCGGTTTGGGAGATCTCATCCGACGGAAAAACACTAATCCAGCCCCTAACCTCCATCAAAGGCCTGGGTGAAGCAGCTATCGCGCAAATTATAAACAATAGACCTTTTCAGGTAGTCGAAGATTTCTTGTTTAACGAAAACATCACATACAGCAAATTAAACAAGAAGGCACTAGATGTGCTCATTAGGAGTGGCACAATGGACACTCTTATCGACGAGCGCTTCACCGGTGCAAAACATTTTTGGAGCGCCGTCGCCGTAGACCGCCCCCGGAAGCCAAAGAATCTAGACGAAAACATTGAACTTTATGCGGCTGAGGGAGGGTTTACAGAAGAGGAAAAAATTCAATACCTTGTCGACTTGACTGGTGTGTTCCCGTTTAATTTAGTTATGAGCGAGCATGTCAGAGAAAGCTTAGAAAAAAGGTTTGTCCCGCCTATATCAGAATTTGATATTGACCTTCAACTTGCTTGGTTTATTCCTAGAAAGGTTACAAGTAGAAAAACAAAGAATGGCAAAGATTACTGGATCGTTGATGTCGTCGATGATTCTAGCAATTCTACCAGCATTAAGTGTTGGGGAGTTCGGTCTGGTCGCGATGTAATACACATTAACCGGCCATATATGGCGCGCCTGGATTATGATCCACAGTGGGGATTTTCAACCCGCTCACTTTACCACAATTTTAGACTTTTGGCATGAAAACCTATAGCGATTTACAAAAAGCATTTGAGTCAACAGCCCTCCGCGATAAGGGAATCAAATTACCCGGAGAAAATACGCAAAAAGGACAAGTGCTTTTGTATCTTTTCCAAAAGCGCGGACAAGTTGTAACAAAGTCGGAGGCCGAGCGCGTGGTCTGTGGGAGAATGGGCATACAAACAAAAGATCTCCAATCCCTAAGACATCTTGGAAAACAGTGCGGGTTTAACATTGTCCAAGCCGGCACCGTATACAAGGGTTACAAACTGAAGAGGGGCGAGTATGTGCTGATTGATCTGCAGGGCGTCAATCCGTATTTCAATGCACAGCGTAGAGATGAGAACGAATTAAATTTTAGCTGCATTAAGTTAAAATACAAATATCTGTGTGCTACATGCGGATGTAAGGAAGGCGATCCACATAGATATTCTCAAGAGACGGTTGTTTTAGAAAAAGGCCACAAAGATCCGAGTAAGTCGATGGGTAGTTCAAATATTATCCCACAGTGCCAGATTTGCAACAAGGTTGCGAAAGATAACTGGATATTTGATGATTATGGTAGAGTGGCGAGAATTACGCCGCAGGGCTTATTATCTAGGCACAACAGAAGGCAGAAAGAAGTCCTGCTCAAAGCTTTAATCGCAGACTTATGTTGACAGTTTGTAAAATTTGTGTTAAATTATAATATAAGGAGGGATCAATGGATCCAAACAAGGAAAATAATAAATCATGGAAAAAGGTGGCCATCGAAAACACCTACGAAGCCGCAAAGCTTCGCAAAGAACAGCTTCTCGCTGAAAGCTCCGACAACCAACTCATGGTGAAGATCCGGCGCTGCGGGCCTGAAGGTTCGCAATTTAAACTTAAGGTTTGGCACCCAGATTTTGTCAAGCCAAAAAACAAGAAGAACAAAGGGAGTAAGTGATGTTATTGGAATATTACCGTGTTAGAGACACGGCCACCCCGCCATCGCGAGCCAATCCTAGCGATGCAGGTCTGGATGTACATTTCAGTCCAGAACACCCTTCCGAGGTAATGGCCACAATCCAGCCCGGGCAAAGCATGATATTGCCCACGGGATTAAAGTTTGGTGTTCCGCATGGATATATGTTGGAAGTCAAGAACCGCTCTGGGGTCGCAGCTAAGCGGGGCTTGCTCGTCGGAGCGTGCGTGATTGATTCTGGATATGATGGAGAAGTGTTTATAAACCTTCACAATGTCGGAACTGAACAGCAACATATTCTTCCTGGCACAAAAATAGCCCAGGTAGTAATGGTGCCGGTCGTACATTTTCGAGCGGTTGAGACCAGTCGCGACAATCTTTACAATTGGTACCCGATCACAATTAGCGATAGGGGCGAAGGCGCCCTAGGGAGTACTGGTGAATAAAGCAACACAGAAGACAATGTTTTCAAGCGCGTCGGGTGATTGGGCCACTCCTCAAGCTTTTTTTGATAGATTGAATTGGCGCTTTGGTCCATTTGATTTAGATCCGTGCGCCAGCCCACATAACACTAAGTGTGCAAACTTTTTTACTGAAGCGGAAGACGGCTTAAACAAAGATTGGACTGGTTTCACGGCGTTTGTGAACCCTCCGTATGGAAAGGGAATCGACAAGTGGATTAAAAAGGCATATGATTCGACTCAAGATATGAATACGAGAGTTGTTATGTTAATCCCAGCCCGAACGGATACTAAGTATTGGCACAATTATGTTATGCGCGCCGCCGAAATTCACTTTGTGAGGGGTCGACTTAAATTCGGAGATAGCACAAATTCCGCGCCATTCCCCTCCGCGGTCGTGGTTTTTGAACACCCCGCGCGCAAGTGGAACCCCACGGAGTTTCGGCCGAAAATTTTTTCTATGGAGAGGGTGTGAACCGTAAAAAACGCCGAGCCTTAGCTAAACAGCAAAAGAAAAAAGGCAATAAAGACTTAGCCGAAAAGATTATGATGTTTGACAAGTTGCCGGAAATGTGCTACATGTGCGAATCCGAATTTGACAAGACAAATCGAGAAATGGTTAGCAGTTGGAATGTTGTAGTTAGAGAGACACAGGGCCGGGTCAACCTTTATTGTCCTCCGTGTTGGAAAGATGCGCAAAAAATATTGGCGAAGGTAATAGAAAGCATGCAAGAGTTAAAAGACAACAACAAGGAGAGCATATGCGAGAAGGACTAAGCTATGATGATGTACTCTTAATACCACAGTACTCAAATATTAAAAGTCGTAAAGAAATTGCAATTGGCAACTCAATTGGAAATACGCGGTTAGAGTTGCCAATCATTGCTAGTCCAATGGACACAATAAGCGGATTAGCAATGATGAAAGCTGTGCACGATTCCGGCGCAATGGCAATCGCACACAGATATAACTCGCCGGCCGATCAGGCGAATCTAATATTAAGAGCCAAGGAGGATAACCCAGGAATTAACACTGGCGTAGCAGTTGGTGTTTCTGGCGACTACCTGATGAGGGTCAAGCTAGCCAAACAAATGGGAGCCAGCTTAGTTTGCATCGATGTCGCTCATGGCCACCACTGTCTTATGGAGCGTGCAATAAAAACGGTCCGAGATAAGTACGGCAACGATCTCAATTTAATAGCTGGTAATGTGGCCACCATAGAGGGATTTAACGATCTATCTGACTGGGGTGCCGACGCGGTTAGGATTGGAATCGGCGGGGGCTCGATTTGCTCTACGCGAATTCAAACAGGACACGGTATCCCAACGCTGCAATCAATTATCGATTGCTCCGTGTCAGATCGCCCGGCTAAATTAATTGCAGATGGCGGAATAAAAAATAGTGGAGATATCGTAAAAGCTTTGGCCGCCGGCGCCGACTTTGTTATGATCGGATCGTTGCTAGCCGGCACGACGGAAGCTCCGGGTGATGTAATATATGATAAGAATGGCAACAGTTATAAAACATATAGAGGCATGGCTAGCCGAGAGGCACAGTCTGACTGGAGAGGGCGAACGGCCTCGGTGGAAGGTATTTCGACTGTGGTACCCACTAAGGGCCCCGTCGACGGCGTGCTCAACAAATTAAGCCTTGGGATCCGCTCTGGATTCTCTTATACAGGCGCCCGAGACATGAAGGAATTGCATGCTAAAGCAAAATTCATGAGACAAACTACATCCGGCCGCAGAGAAAGCGAAACTCACATACTGAGCAGGCACATGACATGATCGAATGCACAAGAGAAAGAGTTGTATTTTCGATTTCCACTAAACAAAAAATCGATTTTAAAATTCGACTCCACCGCGAAGGCATTACGCAATCAATGTTTTTCAGCACGATTGTCCATGCATATAACGAATCCGACGAGGACTTTATGCTTTGGTATAAGAAAGTCAGCGAAAAAATGAGCAATAATAAAACTAGACAAAAAATACTACGAAAAGAAGAAGCCGCTGCAATGGATAATATGAAAAAGTTTGGTCTTAACAAGGGCGAGATTGATGATATATATGATATAATTGCGGAAGAAAAAGGAGAGCAAATGTGATTAAATCATGCGCAGAACTATGTAAAGATAAAGAAGTACCCTGTCCAATTGCAGACTGCAGAATGTGGATTGATTACGAGGAAGATTTAAACTGCACCAATATTGCAATTTCAAAAAATGGAAATATGACTCTACGGCAAATCGCAGAACGAGAACACCTATCATTTGTTAGAATTCAGCAGATCGAGAAGAAGGCTTTGAAAAAACTTAAGGCGAGATTAATTAATAAATAAATTTATGCATTTAACAATTTGGCGAACTATTTATTTCTGAAATCAATTGCTTTCGTATAGGAGATTTAAATCAAATGAGCAAGAAGACACTTTTAAACGAATCACAAATTCGTCGATTCATGAAACTGGCGGATATGGAGCCGCTAAGCCAACCCTTTGTTAGGGGTTCCGCGCATGTTCTAAGAGAACAGGGCATGCCACCTGAAGGAGAGGATGACGAATTAGACGATCCTGTCGAAGATGAGCCGATGGCCGGCATGCCACCGGAAGCCGAGGGCGATATGGGCATGCCAGGAGATGCAGGTCCAGGTCCCGCGGGAGTCGATATCGAGGGCCTTGTTGCTGCAATTGCCGATGCTATCGAATCCGAGACCGGCGTACAGATCGATGTCGAAGGCGAAGGCGAAGACGATATGGGCATGCCAGGAGAGGATGTGGATATGCTTCCTCCCGATGATGATATGGGCATGGAAGACGCCGGCGGACCGGCCCCCGGGCCAGCTGGGCCCATGGGCGGACCTCCTATGCCTCCCGGAAAGCGCTCCTATCAAGAAAACAGACGCCGGCGAGCAGTCGCTCTCCAGCGCCGTAAGGCAGCGCTTCAAGAGACGCGTATGCGCCAATATATTCGAAGAGAGGCAATGAAGCTATTAGAGGACGCGGGCCTTATCCAGACCCCGGGAACTGTTTTAGAAGGCGAGCACTCCGATTTCAGCGGCGCCGGCCTGGCCGATCAAGGCCCGAACTCCGACCGTACATTTGAATCTGATGACAATCGCCAGTCCAGCGCTGGAGAGAAACACACCGGCGGCGGAAAGGCAAAAGCTTCTAAGACACACATGGGTGGCAACACCGCCGCACTACCTCTTGAAGAAGCTAAATTAGAGCAACTTACGCGAAGAGTTGCAGCAAGATTGCTTGACAAGAAGAGGAAATAGTGTTACAATATGAATAGGAACGAAGGCTGCGATTCCGCAGCCTTTCCTACATCTGAGGTAAAAATGGAAAATTTTCTCTGGTTTGTAGGCGGCTTTATCTTGGCCCGCATACTAGCCGGAGCACACAGTTTGCTCCAATCATACACTATGCTTAAACAAGCGGAGTTTGATTGCTTGCGAATTTTAGGATCCGCAGCAGAATCAACAGCTTTCTTACACCAGACGAGAGAACAGCTTATATCTGATCCAAATACGCCAAGCGAAATAAAAAATCAACTTAAAATACAAATGAATGTCGATAAGTATGTTTTCAAAACATGGAAAAGCAGTTCGATCAAAAGTCTGATTTTGCTATATCCAATAAGATACCGCAGGGCATTAAATTTCAATGACTGGTCGAGCGCAATGGAGCACTATACCGCGCTTTGCAAAGAAACTATCAAAACTAAAAAAAGGGGTTAACAGTGTCAACAAATAAGTGTAATATCGAACAAGAACAGACAGAAGAATCCGAAGAGACTGGCCGGGCACTAATACAGGTAGAACAAGAGCTGAGAACCATTGGGCTATTTGGGGATGTAGAGGAAGAAAAGATCGCCGAGATCATCGGCGCTTTTCTTCTACTGAGGGAGAGCGGGGTAACCGTCGAGACCGATGAACCAAATAACAAATTAATAGAATTTATCGTTTCAACTTCCGGCGGCGCCGCACACGATATGTTCGCGCTGTATGATGTAATGCGATTAGTGAGGGACAAGTGCATAATCCAGACCGTAGCAATAGGAAAGGTTATGTCCGCCGGTGTGTTGTTGATGGCAAGCGGAACAAGGGGATATAGAAAGATTGGAAAAAATTGCAGGGTCATGGTCCACGGAGTCACCGGGGGGCACATCGGCACTATCCACAATTTAGAGAACGAAATGGACGAGATCCGATGGTTACAAGAGAGATACATTGACGCACTTGTGGCAGAAACCGATATGACTAAGAGATTCCTAAAGAAGTTGATCGAAAGAAAGGTTAATGTATATTTGACAGCAGAAGAGGCCGTAGAATATGGCATGGCCGATGAGGTAATATAAGATGGCGACCGTCAAGGGGATGCACGCCGAGCTAATTGTTGCACAGGTTAGAGAGGCAATGAAAAATAAAGGTTATGCCTTTTTTGAGAGTGGTAAGTATAATGTCAATATCATCGGCGTAAGGAATGAATCTCGTCGAGCGAACAAATTTGATGATATGATTTTAGTTTTGTATAAAAGCTCCTCCAAGGAGTGGGAAGTTTTTTCTGCTCCCGTAACAACAGACCCTGGCTGGACATATCTGAAAGATGCATCAAAACGATATGGAGGCCGCGGCACTGCTATATTGGTTGCGGACCAATATAGAGGTACCTACAAAATCGACACCCATGTATCGCATGAGGCTCTGTGTCAAAGATCAGGAGATGTAAGCGTATATCGCGATTCTACCAAGGATATGAATTTAGACTTTGATAAAAGCACTATTGTAACTGGAAAATTCGGAATTAATATTCATCGCGGTAGAAAATCTGGCGATACTCCGACCGTGGGGGCGTACTCTGCCGGCTGCCAAGTTTTCAAAAATGCTGCAGATTTTAAATCTTTCATGTCGCTGATCAACAAATCTGCCAAGTATTGGGGCAACTCTTTTACTTATACTTTATTAGATGAAAGCGATTTAAATAACTAATTATTTATAGTATGGACAACGAATTAAAACATTTATTGGAAAGATATTATAGGCCCGAAGCGCAAAAGCTGGAGGTGCCAGATCTCTTTAGTCTCGTAGAAGAGATGATGAGCACTACATCAGACCTTATGCTTGAGATAGGCGACACACCCTCTGAGGCTTCGCAACCCGGCCAGAAAGAGCTAACAATTACACTTCCGACCATCAGGCTATCTGAGAAAATGTGGGGCAAAGAAGGTACGAGAGACAGAGAGATCCTCCAGAACCTTTTGGGAAAGATCATCGGCCAAGGCAAGACTATCGCCGATAAAATAAGACTTTTGAACGGCTTTTTGGATGCAAATCCCGAGGATTCGACACTCACATCCTCCGAAGTGTTGACATATATTGTATTTCTAGACACGCTAACCAACATCATGCTTCACTTTAATGCCTCGGCTGCCGGCTTTACATTTGAAGGCTTCTTAGCCGCATTATTGAAAGGGGAGCAGGTACCAGCGGGCACTGCGGAAGGAATTCAAGATATTCTCGATAACGAAAAGAATCCCCTAAGCCTTAAGCTGTTAACGGGCGAAGGCTCTGGCGATGTGCACGGCAGCTACCGCGATTTAATATCTCACTTCACTGAAGAAAGAGGAGCCCAACCAGAATTCCTAGATCCCGATCCAAAAACAGACGAGATGAAGCCTAATCCGAGATATGTCGGAAAGGCCGGCGCAAAGGGAGAGATGAAATATCTCATTGGCTTGAAAAACTGGCGAGAAAAGGATATGGCAGGCAACGATAATAAGGAGGGCTGGAATGAGGGCGAAATTAAATTTTACGAATTTAGTTTTACGGCAGAAACTTTCCTTAATGCAATTTCCACAGGACCTACATCAAATCATGATCTGCTATTGTTGCCAGCGAAACTGATACAAGATCGGCAGCCCACAACGCAGGCTGAGGCCCACCCCGGTCTTTCGGACGAACAATATGAGCAGCTATGGGATAAGGCCAGGGCGCTATATGCAAGAGTCCGAGACAACTTTACACCGGATGCATTTGCAGAGTTTATGAACACTCATGAGTTGCAGCCCCGAGTGTTCCCGCATGCCACGAAGACAGTCAACCCCGAGACGGACGAAGAAGAAATAGTCCCTCATCCGCAAGCCGGCGAAACGATGATGTGGTCAAATCGAGTCAGACATTCCGGCAAGGGCAAACCTATGTTGACCCTGGTTCCAAAGGGAAGCGATCCGGGCGCATCCATACCAACTGTGCGCGCACTCGCTCATGCCGGCGCTGATCCGCGCTATACAAAAATAGCTGCCATGGGCACTTCTGAGGGCTGGCTTAGTTTTGGCGAATCCTGGAAATTATTGAAAGAAGCGCACGACAAAACTGACGAAGCTTTCTGGGCCTTAATTCAGCAAACCAAGGGTGCCGTAGCCGGAAAAATATCTGAGCCCGAGTCAGGCGAAGCCTTGGACCCGCGAGCCAACCGGGCAGAAGAGCTGTCCGAGGCAAAGTCTGCGAACAAAGACGACGAAGAAGAAAAGGCTCAGTCACAGTTCGTTGTTGCCTCCCGATATTACAAGCAGAAATATGATTCTAAGACCGGAGTAGGGTTCCTGGGAGGTATAAAGGTTGGAAAAGCGGTTGTTACTAGGCTGGCAAACAAATACGCCAACATTTTAAACCAGAAGATTTTTGATATCTACGCACAATTAGAACAGCTATCTGACTTTCTAAACGCTTACTTTGTAGCCGGCGACAAGGATGCGGCTCTTGAAGCAGCCCGGGCAGCTGGCCGCATCGAGGGTCGAACAAGAAGATACGAGAAAGAAATGGAAGAGCAGCCAGTCAATCCTGAACTGGAAGCAACAGAATAAACAAACGAGAGGTGTTAGTTGACAAAAAAGTATGACTCCGGTACATCGATGAACCAGAGAATATTAGAAGGTGTGAATATTTTAGCAGACAATGTAGCTGCGACACTAGGCCCAAAGGGCCGTAATGTCATCCTGCAGGAAAAGGGTAAACGCCCCATCATTACAAAAGATGGTGTAACAGTTGCTCAATTTGTAACCCTTGAAGACCCGGTGCAAAATGTCGGCGCCGAAATTATTAAGCAGGCTTCTGCGGAAACAAATAATACCGCCGGCGATGGCACGACAACCGCTACTGTGCTAGCGAGGGCTATTCTTACTCAAGCTCAAGCGCACTTGACTGCCGGCGCAGGCCCAGTAGAACTCAAGCGCGGGATGGATAAAGCCTCAGAGGCTATAACTGAAAAACTCTATGAACTGGCCATGCCAATATCGAGCGTTGAGGACATTGAGCACATCGCTACTATTTCAGCCAATGGGGATGTGGGTATCGGAAAGTTAATCGCAAAGGCAGTTGATCTAATTGGAAAAGATGGCGCCATTTCGATCGAGGAGGCGAGATCACTTGAGACCTCTTTGGATGTTGTTGAAGGATTTCAGTTTGATTCGGGATATATCTCGCCATCTTTTATAACGGACGAACGAAGAGGAGTGGCCAATTATGAGAACGCGTTTATCCTAGTCACAGATGCCGCAGTGACGGCCGTTGAAGAATTGCTTCCGGTTTTAGAGGTTGTAGCGAGAGAGTCTAGGCCGCTGGTAATCGTGGCTGAAAATATAGAAGGCCAAGCTTTGGCTGCTTTAATTATGAACTCTATGAGGGGAACACTGAAGGTCGTAGCTATCAAGGCTCCGCGGTATGGGGAGGAACGCAGAAATATATTGGGCGACTTGGCTCTCTCGGCCGGAGCTACTATGATCACTAGAGCTACGAACTTAAAGCTTAAAGATGTCAAGATTGAGCATCTTGGGCAATGTAGGACGATTGAAATAGGAAAAAATCGCTCTACCATCGTCGGAGGTTCTGGAGACTATGATAAGGTTGAAGAGCGCATCGAACAACTGAAGGCCGAGTTGGCAGCAACTGATTCTATGTATGAGTGCGAACGAATCCAAGAGCGCATAACTAGGTTAGCGTCGGGCGTAGCGATCATACATGTTGGCGCGGCTACAGAAATAGAGATGATCGAAAAGAAACACCGAATCGAAGACGCGCTAGAGGCCGTTCGCTCAGCACAGCAGGAAGGAGTCGTTCCAGGCGGCGGAGTTGCTCTGCTTAGAGTTGTTGACGGCTTAGAGGTGATCACTGAAAATGAACAGCAAGCTCAAGGCGTCGAAATTATCAAGAGAGCGGTTTCAGAACCTCTGCGACAAATGGCCAAGAATGCTGGAGAATCTGCAGATATTATACAAAATATGGTCGCATCTTTGTCAGGGTTTGAGGGATACAACTTTTCAAATGGCGAAATAGTGAATATGATCGACGCCGGTATTATTGATCCTGTAAAGGTTACGCGCTGCGCTTTACAAAATGCAGTATCGGTCGCCGGAACCCTAATCACTACAAACCACGCAATTATTCAGGTTGAATAATCATAAAATAACTATATATAATTATGATGGAAGACTATACCGAAACTCTTATTGAGCTAAACACAAAGTTGGAGCGCTTGCTGAATGGAATTGATCAGTTGAGCCAAAATCAAGAGCGTATGTGCGAGGATATTGGCAAGATCAAAGAGGCAGTATATAACCCAGATGAGGGCCTATATGCCAGAATCCGCGCGCTTGAGCAGTGGAAAGAAAGTACGGCCAAAATACAGTGGATAATGATTTCTGGAATTATAATGCTGGCGGCCAAACAGATATGGGAGTCGGTAATCGTGCAATGATAAATGAGTTTAGTACGAGCCAATGTAGAACTGATTGAAAGGCTTTTGAATGATTTTGATCTGAGCCCGACAGCGCGCCAGTTTGTTTTGTCGCTGAGGAACTGGAGGGAATATAAAGATCTAACAAACAAGCAGGTCAGCGCACTACAGTATATTGAATATAATTATTCATCATCAAGTCGCGAGTCGACCGCGGATTGGACAGAAGAAAAGAAAAAAGCTGCTACAATCTGTGCCAATTACTACAAAGAGAACCCCCCATACTTTAGCGACTTATCACACAGAATAATAAACGACAAAAATTTCATGCCAACAGAAATAGAGTTTAACAAATTAACGAAAAACAAATATGCTATAAAAGTGTTGCAGGAGCACCGCGCCACACCAGCATTTGTAGAAAAAACAACAGTTTGCCTCCGCACCCCGGCTGCTAGAAAATTAAATATGATAGATCTAGTTGACAAGCCACTGTTGATAATAAAAACAGACGCTGCACCAATTATCAGCGCCGCACGCGGAGCCAAAAGATATCTTGTTCTGCCAATTGGATCTGATATTCCAATCATAGTTGAAGAACGAGATTTAAAAAAATATAAAATATAATATTGACAATCAATATAAATGAGGTTATACTATTATAAGTAGTTGGCCATATAAAGGAGAAAAAAATGAGAGTTAACATATCATATTCAGCAGAACTGGACGATGTCCCGTACGAATTGGCAAGATTAGTTGTCGACATCGCCTCGCGCATGGAGTCAGAATCTGCACTATTGAGCAAGGTTGAGGGATTGATGACAGCTGATTCGGCTGTTATGAACGCAGCCGAAACCGCACAACTAATTGACGGGGTTAGGAGCCGAATGTCACAAATGGATACGCGCCTGGGAGAGGCCGAGGCTATTTTAGGAGGATATTATCAAGCAAAAACAAATCCCGAAGCCTTACTGTCTAGGCAACAGCAAGACGCCGAAGAAGATGTAATGGCACCGGCCCAGATCGATGAAGCGCTAAACGGTATCCAAGAAGATCTGCAGCAGATTATCACTGAGTCACACGATGCAACTTCAGAGGAATCTGAACATGCAGAGTTATAATCATGGAGACTTATGCTATATACCGCAAGATGTATCACACTACAGCCCCTCCGGACTGATGAGCGCTCGAAAAACTGCGCGACCAACAACCGCAGTTTTTATCAATGAACATGATTATGCATCGTTTAAGGTTCTTGTCGACGGCGAATATCGTGTTGTGAATAAAAAACATATATATCCATTAAAACCAAAGGGAGCCGAAATTGGTAAAGCTTATAGAAGTGCAGTCACAGAATAAATATACTGGCGTAGGTCACGGATACACACTTCGTGAAGTGTATATAAACCCAGAGCATGTTGTGTGTCTGCGCGAAGATCGAGCAGCAAAAAAGCTTCTTAATGAGGGTATGATGCCGCCGGATCTGGATGATCGGCAAGAGTTCACGAAAATACATCTGAATCGTGGCCAAAACGGAATAGATATTACAGTAGTCGGAAATCCAACTGTTGTAGAAGATCAACTAAAGAACACAAAACAGCTTTTAAGAGGATAAAATGGTAAGCAAAAGATATTTTATAGTACACGGCAGGACTTCCTGCCCCTACTGTGTCAGCGCCGTCGGCTTGCTGGAGAGTAAAAACATAAGTTATGTATTTAGTCCAGCAGATGAAGGCGTGTTAACAGAAGTAAAACAAAAGTGGAACCACAGAACTGTGCCAATGGTAATTGAACGAGATCTATATGATAATAATTATGAAAGCTTCATCGGCGGCTACGACGCCCTGTGCGCCTATTTGACGCTTACGACAGACGAAGGAGACAGCTGTGGTCTGGACCGTAGTGGCGATTAATACCAATACAGAACGAGCAGAAGCAGAAGTGTTTGATTTGTCCCCAGATACGGTCGCCGCTATGATGGAGGCGACAAGAGAACTCCCCGGAAGAACGATCGTCGCGATGGTCCGCGGACACCATATTGCAGGGACTCACTTACCTGAATCTGTATTATCGTTGCGCCATACAAGGAAATAGCGTGTTTAATATATTAATGGGTTGCCTGTTGTTTGTCACGGGCCAGACGCTGGTGTGGTTTCAGCTAAACTCTCAGTTTGTTTGGGATTGGTGGAAAGACAAGCCAATCCCTGCCATTCTATTTTTTTCTATACCTGCTAGCTTCTGCTTCTGGTATGGAGTTCGAATGGTCGTGGGCGAAATGAATGAGCTTTGGGGCCCTAGATTATTAATATTTGGTATGTCATACTTGACATTTCCGCTGTTAACATGGCACTTCATGAATGAAAGTATGTTCACGCCAAAAACATTAACTTGCGTTTTATTATCGTTCATGATCGTGGCGATACAATTACTTTGGAGAAATTAAATGAAAAAATATCAAGCTGTTATTTGTGCTGACGGATTTACGATGAGCGTGCAGGCTAGCCAAACCGCCTATTGCACCCCGCGTTCTGACTCGGCCTCCGAGTACACAGAGGTTGAGATTGGTTATCCCAGCCGGCCAGAAAGCCTGCTGATGGAATGGGCTGAATCGCCGGACAGCCCGACCGATTCCGTATATGCGTGGGTACCGGTAGAAAGAGTGTCGTTGGTGCTGGCAAAACATGGCGGCATAGTAGAGGGCGAAGTTCCCCCCGGCGTTGCCAACTTGAGGTCATGTCATGAAAGTTGAAAAACCATGGGGCCACGAGATCCGGTGGGCCATCACAGAGGATTACTTAGGCAAAATCATTCATATCGAGCCCGGGCACCGACTCTCTCGACAATACCATCAGATGAAGGATGAAAGCATATATGTGCTTGAGGGCACTCTTGTCTTGGAGCTTCATCAGGGCAAACACCTTGAAAAAGTTGTTTTGAAGCCCGGAGCCTCTTGGAGAATTTATCCTCATGTCGTGCACCGCTTTTGTGCGCCCTCGGAAGGATGCACTTTGGTCGAGGTTTCCACTGCACATATAGATGATGTGATACGATTAGAGGATGATTATAATCGAAAAGAGAGCCAGTAGGCTCTTTTTTTTTGTTTTATCGCGTATAAATAACTATTTATTATAAACTCTTCGTATAGGTCCACTTAATGGAAAAATTTTATAGCCTGTGGAGGCAGTTTGCTGATGGCGAAAAGCAGAGGACGCGCAGCAAAAATAAACCTTCACAGCTCAAAGAAAACTTAGAAACACTAAACGAGATCTCGCGCGAATATTCGGACAGAATCTATGACTGGATGCGCGATGCTTCTGTTATGGACTATTCATTTGATGAATTGTTCGACGGTAAGATGCGTCTGGCAATGCCGTTCGATTCCGAAGATGCACTAAGCTTGAAGAAGGTTGTCCGCATCCTCAAGAAAGACGGCTGGCATGCTGGCTCAATGGCTCCATGGGAAGGCGGAATGCACAGTTCCAACGAGTTTCCCACACGCATGGCCAAGCAAAAGCTCCGGCGCCGAGTCGGAGAACTGCCTCCTGACTTTGGGGTTCCTAATCCCGAAACAAACCCTGACCCTNGGCCGGTAGAGGAGTATGAACAAGAGATAGAGGTCGCAGACTTGAACCTCGCGAAGAGCTACGAAAAGGAAATCCCAGCTGGACCTCGAAAAGGCGAAGTCATCCAGCGCACAGATAAGCTAGGAATGGGCAAGGCAATTGCCAAGCTCGCCAAGGAGAAGAAACTAGACAAAGAGTTATTGGATTGGTGGCTCAAGAAACAGACCTATTATACAAAAGACAATAATTGGAAAGAGATCGAAGCATTATTTCGCAACACCGAAGTAGATTACACTGTTATCATCTCACGCCATCCGATCGATGTGTTGCGCATGAGCGATATCGGCAGTATCAGATCTTGCCACAAGGAGGGCGGCAGTCATTTCCATTGTGCCATACACGAAGCCAAGGGTCACGGCCCCCTCGCGTACCTCGTTCCAACCACGGAGTACGAAAAGCTCATGGCCGGCTTGTATGAGGAGTATGATACTGCAGACGATCCGGAAGAGGCGTATTCGTCGTTTTCGTCGAGCACGGGAAAAAATAGGCTGGAGAGAGCATATGCGAAACTAGCAGAAGAGTATATCGAGATGCACATTACCACCATCGGAACCCGCTGGAGAGCGATATACAAGGTGATTGATAACATCAAAACTGCTGCCGATGAGGATATGGTTGAGTTTGCGATTCAAGCGGTCTTCGATGCCGACCCTGTATATAAAGGCTTGCCTCCGAGCGTGCGCGCACTGCTGACCGATCAGGCTGTAATGGATGCAGTGGTTGCCAAAGCTGAGGGCAAAGAATGGTCTTTGGCGCCGAAGGAGAAAGGCGCCAAAGAACCTGAAGAGCCCAAAGAAATTGGAGATATATCCGAATTCGATGACAAGGAGATTTTCAGAGATAAGGCCCGAGGAATTAAAGGTATAGTCGCAAAGGGGCGCGTCAGATTTAGGAAATACGAAGAACAAACTACCGGCTTACAGTTTCTTGGGCCAGAACACAGAACATACGGCGCAGTACCCCCGGGCTTTGTTGCTTCGATGGTCAAGTGGGCCGCCGATAGCCAGGAAAAGGCATTCAGAGAGAACGGTTTTCTTGGAGAGCATGAGAGGGGCACATTGAATGCTCCTAACTGGTATAGTTTGACGAGATATGGTGGCTCATGGGAGGACACGAAAGACGGCACAGTCTTGGACGCTCTTTTCAGAAGATACGATCCAGAATTTCAAGCATACAATCTATATACCAATGTAGATTCTGACTCTGAGGGCGAAGCCGAAGACGAGGCTGAGAATCTATATAATGAATACACAGAGAGAGTTGACGAGCTTAATGATTATGCGAGCAACAACCTGGGCCATATCAGTGTATACGCAGAAGTTGCGGACTACGAAAACGAGCCCTTCGTACATGCTAGTGCAGCTTTAGAGATCGAATTAAGCCTTCTAGGCTGGGCCGGCCTCATGCAAGACCACGGCTCAAGCTACTATCAATCTAGAGGCGCCGACGAGGACGGCAATCCATATATTATTCCAAAAAACTGGGGCTCCGACTACCAGAACAAAAGAAATTTTGAACGCGTGCTTGAGAGCAAGGTCGACCTTTACCCAGAGGGCGGAATTGAGTGGGATGTTAGTGTCCAAAAGGGCGGAGCGATAGGCGAAGAAGGACCAACAACAGTTTTACTAGTGCGATTCAATTTCCAGATGGAGGATGGCCAGACTCCAGATGACTTCGAAAGTTTCATCGACTACATGAAGAGCGATGTTGACGATAAATACCAAAACCTCCAGGAAGCAATAAGGCTAGCCCTGGTGGAAGAAGACTATATGGCTAAGAACTTCTTTGACAAGTTTAATGATCCCGCCATGGAGGGCGACGAGGACGATCAAGAGCCCGGCCCCAGCCCGGCAGAAGAGTTTGCCGCTCGCTTAGAGCATTTCGATTTTTACGGCCCTTCCGATGACGGCGATGGCGAGATGCTGTTTGTGACCAAAGATAAGGCCGCGCGCACTAATTACCTCGTCACATCTTTGGTCATGCCGGAATTTTTAAAACAAGGAGGCGGCACTCAGTCCGAGGGAGGATGGCTGCCGCGCGATTTATCGGCAGCATTCGGCGGCGAACGCTGGTCGCTAGGCTTTGGCACCCCGGCCGCAGTCAAGCATACCGGCGCCGGCAAACAGAAGCTGGCTCAAGCCTTGAGCGACATTCAGAAACGAGCGGAACAACATGCTGGCAAACAGCTATCGCTCGATCTTGGCGAAGAATACGCAGCACCTCCAAGCTTAGAAGTATTGCCAGATTTCGCAAGAGATATGGAGCTAATAACGGTTCTCGCCACGCCAACAGCATCACAACAGGCGGGCCTGCCCGAGCTTGAAGGAAACGACAGATACCTAGGCTTTGCAGTTAGGATCAAAATCTTGTCGCACCATCCTGAGCGAGAAATTAAAGGTGCAATTGCATTTATGGAATATGTGGATAAAGAAATACGCACAATTGCCGAAGCGTTCAAAATGTTGTGGCAGCCTGCGATCGATGATGCGATCAATATGAAACAGAGCGCAGAAGCCGCGGCCGTTAGCAAGGGTACGATGGAAACTATCACAAATGCTCTTGACACAATAGCCCGGAACGAGGAACACAGGGCGATCGGTTATATCGCCAAGGCCTACATCGAGTGGGCCCACACTGCGTGGCCGCACATGGACAGGCTTGAACGCAGAACGCTGATAGCCCAGTATCTTAGGCCTCTGCAGAATCGGAGCACCATGCACGCCGGCGGCCAGCACGAAACGACAACCGGTGGTGGACCCACCGCGCCGATTCACTGGAACGGCCTTGTCCAACAGCAAATGCGTGAAGCTGGTGCTGCCGGCATCGTCTCTCGCGCGTATAAGTGGGACGGCCCAGATTTTAAAGAGATCGTGGATAAACACAAAACTAAGTGGGAAACGCGCCGAGATCAAGAATATCAAAGGGATCAGACAAGAGCGACGGAGCAGGCAATTGAGGCCGAGCGTCAATCGTGGGCCGACGCACTGACCGACGAGGCATCAGAAGACCCAGCACCACGGACAGGAGGCGCCCAGCAGGGTCGACCCGTCACCGCAGAACCCGAAGAGGATTTGAGAGAAGTCATTCGAAAAGCCATCGGAGAGAGCCTATACAGTCAAGGAGGCCCAGAGGATCTACCATCGATGGGCCCGGGCCTAGCAAAGAGAGATGATGCAAACCCGCAAGACTTATTTATCGCGATTCGGAATGCTATAAACAATACTATTTACAAGGAAGAGGTTGAAAAAATGTCCAAAAAGCAAAAGCTTAATGAAGCATACAGAAAAGCGATTCAAGTAAAAGAACTGATAGTAGAAGAGAGCCAGCTTCAAAGGCTCCAAGAACTAGCTGGAATCTCCTCGTCTACTGTACTAACAGAGGGCCCCTTCCAAAGAATGCGCGATCGCAGGAGTGCGCACAAGCAATACGCTGCCGACCCTGAAACGCTCCGCGCCTCTCTAAATCCGGAGGCGGAAGACGAGCCAGAAACAAACTTGCCGCCTGCCGCGGCAATTGATGATATGATTTCCGGGGATGAGCCAGACGATATTAGCGCAGATTTAGCATCGATCGAACAAGAGTTGGCCGGCCTTGAGTCTGACCAGCCGACCATTTCTGGTATGACGCCAGCTGTATCTGACTTAGAGACCACGCAACAGGTTATAGATCAGTTAGCCCTAAACCCAGAAGAACTGGCATCCATTCAGGCTGCGACGGCAGGCTCAGAGCGCATTGAACCAATCGACCCTGCCGAGATAGAGTTTGCTCGCACGGCGCCGCCCGAACCAGCGACAACAACGCCGCCCGCACCACCTACCACAACAACGCCACCTACCACAACAACACCACCTACCACAACAACGCCACCGGTGACCGTGGGAACAATGGAGGGTGATCTTGGACCGGCCGAAGTCTCCTCCCTATCTGGCGATGAATGGATGGCTCAGGCGCCCGACTACCTAGTTAACGCGCAAGATCAGGCGGATCATGCCGCCGGTACTTTTGACTTTGATGTTGCCGATGTTGATCGGCGCAGCATGCAGATCTCGCGCGCGCAAGCATTGAGCACCACCTTTCAACTCGCCGACAGCGATGGCGACGGTACCGTTGAAACAATAGTTGCCGGAGATCATCTCCATTTCCGCGCATATGTCAACAACAATCCCGAGCTTAAGGCTTTGGCGGGAGAGGGCAGTACTGTAGATCTGGATAACCTTGCTTCTTATAATAACAGAATGACTACATCCGTTACACGAGCTTGGCACACCGAGGTGACGCTTCCAGATGGCTCTATAACCACCATTGGAGAGATGTATGTAGACGAGTACCTTGGTGGCGCTCAGCCCGGGGACGACATTCTATTGGCGCGGCACCAACAACTGGATACTGATATAGGCGCCGCCGCAGCTACTATAGGTGCGCTAAATGTGGATGGTACCATCGACGGAGGATCTACCGATCTCCACCTCGCTGTAATTGTAAAAAGTAGTAGAGGAAAGGAAGATATTGATCTTTCAACAATGTCAGCAACAGCTGGCGTGGATCGACGAGTATTGGCTGCAATCTCAGTAGTCGAATCCCCCTATGCGTCTTCCGTACGATTTGAATGCACGAAGTCGAAAGTCGCCGGCTTCGACTCGGAGTATTGTAGGCAGGAGGGCGGCTCTCGGGCTCACACCGGAATATCAAACAGAGTTTCTGTAGTGCGAGAATTCATCACAGCTCATCCCGATATGGCTAAAGAGATCATACTCAATACTTCTTTTGGTATGGGGCAAGTGCTTGGCAGTTCCGGCGCCGCTGAGTATTTTGCTGAACAAGAGCTAACTAGATTAGGTCTGGCTCCCGCGGGAATCAACATGTACGATCAGTTGGTCGCAGAAGAACTACGACGGCTGACAGCCGCCGGCACAACTGCGCCAGCAGTAACTTTTCGCCCGCGAGACACCGACGGCGATGGCACTGCCGATCTCGATACCCGAACATACACGCTCGAAGAGTTGGCGCAACACAATGTTGCTACTAGGATGCTCGACTGGTTTGAAGAAGATGCGGTCACACATTCTACAGCATTGGTAGGAGAGTGGTGGACATCCTCCGCGAAAGGACGCAGGACCGCAGCATCGGCGAACGATTTGGGCGCCCTCATAGGCACAATCGAGGCAAGGGGCACTGCCGCGACCGCCGGCGAGCAAGAGCAAATCGACATCCTATCATATGATGTCGCATCCAATTATAATGGGCCGGCCTTCTGGCGAAACAAGAGCGCCCTCGCGAAAGCCGGCATCCTCACAGGCACCGCCACCACCGGATATCGTTGGAATCCAGACGCCTTTGCTAGAGGAGTCGTCCCACCAGAGGTCGCCGCGATTAGCCTTAGTGGAGGTAGCAACTACTTCAACTTCACCGGCTTCCCTCTACTTGATGGAACCGCCACGGTCGGAGACGGTGATCGAGACACGATGCTGTCGTTCGAATCACTCATCGAGCCGGACTACCTTGCTCATTGGGAAGGGACACGATATGATACCAAGATGCTTGGCTTCATGAGAGGTGAACTCTATCTGTGTGTGTCGGGCTGCGCGAGCGCCCCTCGCTGGCCAGCGCCCTCTGCAGCCGTATACGACTGGCATGCTCCTCCCACCAACCATCGCCATTTGGGTCATGTCGCTCAAATGCGTGATGTGCCAACTGGCGTGCAAGACCCGTCCACAACCATAACAATCTCTCGCCAGGAATTAAGGACGGCGTTTAACGAAGCGCGCATCGGATATCCCACCATCACCGTCCAGCAAGTATTGGATTATTTGGTGGCAGAAAAGAGAGCCGCGCTTCCTTCACCACCGCCTCACAGAGATGACATATATGAGAACAAACGGCGCCTTCGAAATTCAATTAGAAAGGTTTTAAACGAACAGCTTGGACAGGGAGCCAACCTTCGCAGCGCAATTAGAAAGGTTTTAAATGAGCAGATGTCGCAGCCGGCCTCCGATCCGCAACGGATGGCTAGCGGCGGTCAAAGATTCCCGCGAGTACGACCACTCGCTGCCGATCAAATGGCCAGACTGCGTGCTCTTGGCCGAGCCAACCCCGACCGTCGAGTTACGGCGCCATTAGCTCAGAAAGCGCAACAACGCCGACAAGATCGCGCAGCAGAGGCTCAGATCGCGACAGATCAGTTAGCCGCTAGCGGCGATGCCTTGCAGCGTCAATTGGCCAGTCGCCGCACACAAATAACAAACGAGCAGGCTGCACAATTAGCAGATGCCGAGGGAGTGTTGAATTGGTTCCAAACCTACGGGCCCGGCCTGCAGCCAATGTCGGCCAATGACCCCCCTCCCACCGCAGAGCAGGTAGCACAGGCCTCCGCGATCCTTGGGATTCAGCCAGACTTCCGCGATAGGATAATGGCAGTCCGCGACGATATGGAGCAAAACCTCTACGATGGAATTATGATGCCGTATGGAATGCGATCATCTGTGACGGCTGCAGCTGCCGAAGAGTACGGCGGTGACACTTGGTCCGAACCATGGCGGATCAACAGTCCGGTCAATCCTTCAAGACCTCGCGAACCAACAACGAGGGATCCACGGACCCATCGGCCCCATGAGGGACTCGATGCCCGCGCGACTCATGGCACACCACAACGATCTCCTATCAGCGATGTGCCTATCATTTTCCAATCGATGGATAGTAGCGGCAATGTCGTCTATCAAGTAGGTACTCTTGAAGATCCAGTTAGGCTTGAGGGAGAGTCACTTGAGGTAGCTCAGCAGCGATATCAGAACGGTCGCCTGCCGGTGATGACACTGCGCCACAACGCCGGCTACAATGCACGCGGTGGTTTTGGCTGCCGTCTTGGAAGAGACGGCTGCTATTTACACGCTCCAGTCGAGGATGAAAATGGTGAGCTACAGGTGGTACCAAATCCGCAGCCCGGCGATGTGATCGATCCCGACACGACTCTTGCGCATGCAAGCGATGTTGCCGCCAGCAGCGCACACCAACATATAGAATTTGATATAGAGGGAGACGAATCGCTCGAATCGATGATGTTGGGTGGCCTGATGCTGCAGGGCGAGCATATTGATCCCGGATATTCCGCCGGCAGCCTCGATCGAGGTGATCGGCGCGAAGACTGGGCCCGTGGCGTCCCCGGAGGAGGCTCTGGGGAAGAGTGGGCCGATTTCCTTGAGTTCTATGTCGACAGGGCCGGTCCGACTGGGCAGCGCGGAATGTTCCGCGGTGGCGCCCTCACAGACGATCCGATGACACGGCAAGAAGACGCCGCCCAACGCCTAAGAGGTATATATGATCCAGATCAAGATGCGCCCCCAACCAGCCTCGCAGATATCAGTGTACCAACTCAGAGGTATGATGCACTGACGGGTATGAGACTAGCGCCCGAAGTTGATGTTGGCCAGCCGGCTGGGGATTCCCGTTGGCGCGCCACCGATCGTGGTGGTTGGGAACTTGAACATCCGACCGAAGAAAGACCCGAAACCGAAGCGCCATCCCTGACCCGACGCGATCTACCGGTACCCGGCCAGGAAGGATTTGATGCCGCCGATTGGATGTTTGGGTCCGCCGACGAACCAGAAGAGGTCGCCGCAGTCGCAGATCCGGGCAGAAGAGAGTATCATGGCGATTTACGCAGAGCAATTCGCGAGGCTCTCAAATTAAACCTTTCTTCGAGGTCCGGCAGCCCTCCGGAGCTGGCCATAGGTGACTTCTCTAACTTAGAAGATACAAACATAAGTCGCGACGAGGCCTTTTCTGCTGGCTGCGTGGTTTGTGGAAATGTGCACGACTCAAGCGAAGAGTGCGAACTGCCGACACTACAGGAATCTTACATTCAAAATGTATATTCTGTCGATTGCGGCCTATATATTCACAAACAGAAGGGCGGCAATCGCGACCAGACTCTAACGGACATTCGAGGAATCCCCGGCGTCACAATCGTTAGCGTTATACCTGGGACAACAAGAAACTTGCCTCACACTTTTATAACAGACCTTTCAATTAAATTTGAACTTAACAGGAATTTGCCCCCTAGAAACTATGTAAAAAGTATACTAATCCCAGGAATGCAGAAAATCCCCGGCGTCTCAAATTTCCAAGTTAAACATGTAGAGATGATATCTTCGGTTGAGGAAGAAATATGAATAAAAAACAAAGGCTACTTCGCGAATCAATCCGCAGAGCCCTCAAGCAACAAATAAATGAGCAGGCACCCCCAGGCCTGGAAGCACTATCCCCTGTTGAAATGCGCGGCACCCGTGCACCGGAATTACCCGGATACGGAGTGGGGCCCGAGCCACCACCACTACCGCCGGTAGATCCCGCGTGGGCAGCCTATCTGAGCCAGATCTACGGCGCCGAGAACATGCCTCAGAATCTGGGGTACCAACCCGATTTTCATAAGTACCTTTTTGGTACCATGGCCAACCGAAGAGTTCGTCCTGTGCCAACCGCAGAGATGACCGATTATTGGCAATACGGAGCGCCGAGAGCGAGAAGCGGTAAATACAGGTCACACAATGCCCATGATGTGAAAGCCGGTATCGGCACTGCAGTTCACGCTTCTTTATCTGGCATTGTTGTTGGTGCCGGTGTTCCAACCAGCCACTCGAATAAATTGGCCGCCGGTTGCATGAAAAAGTACGGAAACACCTCCTCCAGCAAGACCAGGACCTGCGGCGCAGGCTACGGAAATTATATAGACATTCTGTCACAGGATCCCGAGACAGGAGAAATGGTGGTGACCCGCTATGCTCACTTGGAGAAAGACCCAGCAGAGATGGGCATCGCCAAAGGTGTGCCCGTACGCGCAGGTCAACAAATTGCCACTTCTGGCAACACTGGCTGGTCCGGTGGACCCCACTTACACATGGAGGAGATCAACGCTGACGAATGGATCACCGAGTGGGGCAGCTTCGAAGGCCGTTCGGGAACGGATACCATCTCCGATTGGCACGAAGAAAAGCACGCTCCGACGGACATCGAGAAGGAAGAATGGTTGAGGCAGGACCGGGAAGAAATGCTAGCCACCGCCGCCACCGGAGAAGAGAGTTTGTATCCCGGCCCATACTCGGCCGCGGGCTGGGGGCACGAATCCGCTGGACCTGGATTAACAGACGAAGAAATCTCTGCTGTCTTCGGCCCTGATGTCCTCGCGTCCATGTCCGATCCGAAAGTCGCGCGCAATTATCATAGCCTTAAAGACGATAGATACCGTCGCAAGGCACTCGACGCGGCCATAAAAGCCCATGGCGGTGTTGGGCTAACCCGTGCCGACCAGATGCTCTCTTATGATCCAGGCGCCTACGAGCCAGAGTCTTTTAAACAGTTCGAACCATACGAGCCTCAAAAATATGAGGAAGAGGATGTCACCTACGATCCGCACTACGGATACCGCCCCGTCACCAAAGGCGAAGTCGAACCTCCAGCGGATCCTAGGTTCCCGTGGCGAGCAGATCCAGAGACAGAGGTCGAGTCAACAGAGGAACTTCAAGAATCAACCAGGCGAAGGTTTAAAATATTGGCGGGGATAAAAAGGAATAAAACATGAATAAAAAACAAAAGCAACTTAGAGAATCAATCCGCAGAGCCCTTTCGGAACAAATGATGCAGGGCATAGCTGATGAAGAGGGCAATATCGCTAGCGATCTTGAGCCCGAAGAAATTGAAGCCGCGTCCGATGCGCCCGAAAGAAGGCCAGACGAAGAGCGATTCGGCAACGCCCCAGAAAGTTACACAGCTCCAGTTCGTCCAGAAATTGCACGGGAAACTAGCGAAGTGGGCACCCGAGCGGATCCATTCACCGGCGAACAGAGTGGACACTCAGGCCAAGACATCGCAGTTAGCCGCCCGGGCTCTTCTAGTCACGAGGAAGGCGCCTGGGAAGAAACCTGGGAGGACTATCGAGAAACCCTACCCCGGCTTCCACGCGGTGCCATGGAAGACCAGCCCGAATATCCCGGAGAAGAAGCTGCTTATACGCCAGATTATGATGAGGACTACATTGATGAATATTACGGCGACACAGATAACGATCTCTATAGACTTGGAACAACTCTCCGCGCTCCTGCGACAATGGAGGTTCTTGAAGTTGGCGATCGTGGCGGCTGGGGAAATCGTGTAGTCGTGCGTTTTTACGACACAGAAACAGACCAATGGTATCATGCAAGTTTCAACCATCTCGAATCGATCCCGGATGTAGAGGTCGGCCAGACGATCGAGGCCGGCCAGCCAATTGGGACTAACAATCCGGCAGTAATAGGCAGCACCGGTCGAAGCACTGGCCCCCACCTTCATCACTCAGTCTGGACCCAGCCTGAAGGCTGGCAGCAGGGTGAGCGCTCAAGCGAGTACGCGTCAGGCGTACAGCGCCTATCTTGGACAGATTGGGTTAGAGCCAAACAAGCAGCGCAACAAGCTCAGACCAACTTACCACCTGAAGCACAGACCAACTTGCCCTCTGATGCGCCGATGGAGCAGCTGCCCATAAACGAGTCTTCTATTCGATCTGCTGCCGCAACGCTTCAAGAATCAACCAGGCGAAGGTTTAAAATACTAGCAGGGATAAAGAAAAAGTGAAACTCCTGCTCGAAAATTGGCGAAAGTTTTTAAACGAAGGGTGGGAATTCGAAGAAGACATCGTTGGCGATGCAGGCTATTCAGAGGAGCCCGACTATTCAGAGCCGTATGGCGAATCCCAACAGGAAGAGAACATCGAATCCAGTGAAGAGCTTGATTTGGAACAGGGGCTTTATGCTGCCGAGCATGAGGATCTATATGAGCCACCAACGGACTGGACAACCGCATCCAGACACAGATCGGATGCCTGGGAGTCACTGCCCGAGGGCGAAGCCAGCGCAGAATTATATGACTTATCTTATAAGCTTGATCCGACTGGCGCCGGTCAACACGGAGGCGGAGCTAGAGCTTGGATCCGAAAACTGCAGAGAATGCCGGGAGCTAGCTCGATGGGAATTAACAACCCGACCGACGCCACAGCATATTATAAAAACTTTATTTTGCCACAACTAACCGCAGCGGGCCGTCCAGAGTTTGTGAGGAATTGGATGATGCCGGAACTCGGCTCGTTCTTCCATAGGCCTACGGAGTACGGCGAGAAGACCAGGACCCCAGGCGCCGGAAAGGCGTACATGCAGACCGCCGATATGGGCGCCCCCGGCCAAAAAAGGTATACTCCCGTCGCACACCACGAAGTGGCTCACTCGACGCAGTATATTAACCCCTATGCCGGCCAAGTCAGCGGTGGATCCAACTACACCGATTGGGCCCGCCGCGAGGAAGCCGCCGGCCAAAACTCTGGCCTGTCTTCTTGGCAGGACCGGGAACTGCGTGATATCTTTCCTGGCATGCTCGAACAAGGCCGGCACCAGGACGCGGAGACCGTCGGCCATGCCGAGTGGCCTTGGGAAATCCACGCCGGCCTGACCGGCCAGAGGGCCCTAAATACTGCGCACTGGGAGCAGGGACTAAGAGATACGCCAGATTTCACCGCCGACGATATAACGACCATGAGGATCATGGGCAGGAAAGCATCCGACACCACCGCCTTCCAGTCCAGAGAGGGTGTGATGGCCCAGGATCTCGCCTACGCCGCCCATGATCAGGATCCGAGCGAGGTTCTGCTAAATCCGTTTTTCCCGGAATCACAGACGCCCTATATGCTTGATAATTCCGATTTATATGCCGCACTTTATTATCTGTCGAATCAAGGCCTAACGGATCAGCAAATTGCCGATCGGCTTAACAGGATTGCCGTGGCGCCAACTCAGCAGCAACAGGCTCCAGCAGAGATACCGCAGTCTCAACCCGGCGATCCGAGGCTTTCCGGAGGCCAGGAAACAGCGTCTATGTTTACCGAAGGTCTGGGAAAGCGCCTTTTCGATAATTGGCGAAACTATTTAAAAGAGGACAAGAATGAAACTCCTACTTGAAAATTGGCGAAAGTTTTTAACAGAAGCCCAACAAGCTCCGCATCAAATTTATTGCGATATGGATGGCGTGCTGGTAGATTTTGTCCAAGGGGCGTTAAAGCAAATCAACGAGGATGTGAATAANAAACGACTTTCGAGCACGGATGAATCAACCGGAAAATTGAATTATTTAGGCAGGCTGCGCACGGTGATGCGAAGAAAGGGCGTTGATGTAATAGAGAACGAGCACATTGAAAAGCACGCAGAAGGTCAGGAAAAGATCCGTGAGGCAGCGATAAAGTATATGTATGTTCGCTTGGCCGATGACGCGTCATTCTGGGCCAATCTGCCATGGATGGAAGGTGGTAGAGACTTGTGGAATGCGATCAAGAATTATGATCCTTTTATTCTGACCGCGCCCATGGGCAAAGGCTCCGAGGAGGGCAAACGCCAGTGGATCTCAAAGAATCTGAGCCCCTCTCCATCACAAGTATTCATGTCTCACGATAAATATAACTGGGCCATGGACGACGGTCAGAGAAATGTCTTGATCGATGACTTTCTTTCCAATATTAAACCTTGGCGGAGTTCCGGCGGTATCGCAATCCACCACGATCCGGGTGACATGAAACATACAATGGATAAGCTAACTCAGGCCGGATTTGGCGTGCTCAGGCCGCCCAACGAACATGAAGATGATGAGGGTGGTAATGAAGAAGATTAAACTTTTATTCACCCGGCATCCATCGGAAGTTAATGAGACTTATACACAGCACCTATGGGTGGCTCTCGCCATTTCCTCAAGGCTTTTTACCGGAGCTTTTGCACAGTTGCTTCACGGCTTATTCCCATTCGTTAGACCGCCGTGTGATCGCGATGTATGCTCGATGATAAATTATTTGGGAAAAAAGACGCCCGATTACCGCAGATGTCGTAATGTTAAAAATTCTAACTCTTGAGCCGTGCACGATACAATAATTAAACTTTCGGCAGCCCGAGCTGGACAAGCAAGTCGAAAAATCCTCTTTTTATTTCGCCATTCGAAAGAAATTTAGCATTTTCACGCCTATCTATTAGTGTAGGGGTAATCAATATGAAGGTTAATAAAAAGTTCATTACAGCGGTTGCTAGCTTGTTTATTTTAACATGCGGCCAACCCGAGCCGGCCGCCGCAATCCCCGCTGCAATAACTGTAGAAACGCCCGAAGTTCAGTGTTTCTACGAAGCTGGCGAGACTGAGAATGTTGCTGCACAATCTTGGCGAATGCGTCGGATTGCAGAAAAGAGCAGAGAAGCTGCAGTGCGCGTCTATACTCCCGACGGTTTCGTTAGAGGAACTGGTACATATTTCACCATGGGAGATCACCATGTTATCATCACTGCCGCTCATGTTGTGCGGTCCTACCCTTTCATGCTGGTGAGCGCCGAAGGCGGCGAAGAAACCATCGCCATTACAGCGTATCTGGAGTTTGACGAGGAGGAGGATCTCGCCGTACTGTTACTACCAGCACCACTGGAATCTCGCGAGCCTATTGAGTTTAGAGCCCGCGAAGATCACGATGGATTGATTGGCGAATCGCTTGTATATACTGGCTTCCCCGGCCATCATGATCTGATGACTATATATGGTAACGCCGCAGGCATGCAAGGTGGGAATGTTATAATGCACTCATACGCTTGGCCTGGAGCCAGCGGATCAGCCGTGTTCGATAGCAGAGGCAGGGTCGTAGGAATACTCAGAGCGATCGATGTTAACAGGGCAATCGTCGGCCCGCAACTCACAGAAGATATGGTCTGGCTCGATCCAGTAAACAATTTTGAAATAGAAGATGTAATAAAGTTTTTAGATGTTTACGAAATATTGATTGAAGAGGCAGAGTAAAAAGGAGAATAAGTTATGAATTGGGCAAAAAACCTAGCGATGAAGTTTGCGATGGTTACTCTGGCCCTGCTCCTAGGTTGTACTACCAACATGGACTACTATATTGTTGGTACCGGTACCGATACAGTGTCCGAGACTGTTTATGAAACCGTATACGAAGAGATAGAGGTTCCAGTATATATTGAGACGGAAGTCCCAGCAGATCCAGGCTCAATTTGGATTGACTCATTTATTCAACCACAATCAGTTGACGGGGTTGATATCCTTTGGGTCATTGACACTTCCGGCTCGATGGGCAGGTTTGATGAAGAATTGCTAACCGGGATTGAGGCCATGCTTATGGCACTCCCAGATAGCGGCTGGCGCCTTGCTATGCTCACTAATGATCCTTCGTATGCCTCTATAGAGTCCCAATTTCCATTAGTGCCAGGAGACGATATAGTTGATGCGGAGAATATGTATAATAGTATGGGCCGTGGACATCGAGAAGAGGGGTTTGATGCCTCTTATGAATATCTGATGAATAATGAGTACGCTCAAACATGGCTTCGTTATGACGCCGCATTGTTAGTTGTTTTTGTTTCCGACGAAGAAGAACAAAGCGACGATCATTTTCCAACGGTTGATGGATTTGTGTCCTGGTATCAGGGATTGCGTAGTGGTTCGGTTTTCTTATCAAGTATCGTTAATTTAGATCCTTCTGAGTC